GTGAAATTCGACGACAAAACCTACACCATTTTGAAATGGCTCGCGCTCGTATGCTTCCCGGCCTGCGGGGTGCTCTACAAGACCATCTCCGCCATCTGGGGCTTGCCGTTTGGTGATGCCGTCTGTGAGACTTTCACGGCGGCGTCTCTGTTCGTCGGCGCTCTGATCGGAGTGTCCACCGCCGAGTACCACAGGACGAAGGGGGTGGAGTGATGGTGTATCCTATCCTCTCCGACTGGGACTACGTACGCACCAACGCCGTGCGCGTGTACGGCGACCGCGAGCACTGGCGCTACATCTACGGCGGCAATGGTGAACTCCTCGCCAACCGCGACAAGGCGGCGGAGTTCGTGCGGATGAAGTGGAACGCCTACCCGGCACACTTCAAAAAAACGGTCACGGACACAGGCCACACAATCGACGAACTCATCGACCATGTGACCGGGTGCAGGGTGGCGGACTGCTCCGGGTTCGTGTGTCTGATCACGCAGGGCATCGACCCCAACCACCCCCGCGTCCCGTACGACATGACGAGCGGCGCGTTGTACTCGGTGTGCCACGACATCACCACCCCGCGTCTGGGCGTGTGTGGCGGGATGCTCTGGCGCTCTGGTCATGTCGGCATCGACGTCTCGGGCGGCTACGAAGTCGAGGCAAGCAACGAGTTTGTCGACTTCCGCCTGCTCAAGATTTCGAGTACATCGTTTACAAAGAGCGGACGCTTGCCGTGGGTGGACTATGGCAAGATGATCTGCGCGACTGATCGCTGACGCCCAGACCGCACCCTCTGGGCGTGGTTTCCTCCTCCAACCCCTCCGCTTTTGCGGAGGGGTCTTTTTTTGTGCCAAAAACTTTTTTCAAAAAGTTTCAAAAAGTGCTTGACATAGGTACACACCTACGGTATAATCATTGACATAGAACAGCACCACACCTATGAAACCACACACAACACAGGAGGCAAGGACATGACGTACAAACAGTATCTCAGCCAGTTAACCGAAGAGCAGAGAGCGGAGGCCATCGCAAAGCGCGCCGCTTACTGGGCACAGTTCGGGTACACCCTCGACGAGCTTGACGGCAAAATCGCCGAGTGCGAGAAGGAACTGCGCAAGACCATCAAGGCGATCAGGGACGGCGGCACGAAGCTCTTTAACGAGTTCCCCAAGGCAATGATGACCGACGCACAGGTTGCCAAGCACACCGCCACCGTAAACTGCGGCGCAAGGTTTAAGAGAGGCAACGCCAACGAGGCCTCCCTCAAGCTCGCGGAGCAGGTGATGGCAGACGAGCGGTTTGCCGCTTTCCTCGCTAAGTACGAAATGGCGGCGCACATCGAGCTTTCCAAAGACGGCGGCTACCAGATCAGACTGAGCTACTAAAGACCACACACCGAGGGGCGGCAACGCCCGCCCCTCTCACGACAACACACAAGGAGGCAACGATGAACTGGTCATACGGTAAGGCATGGAACATCACGGTCGGCGGAGTCCTCCAGTATCGGTACATGGTTCGCTTCAACATGAGCCACACAGAAGTCACCTACACCGGGGCGTCGGGAATCACGGAGGACGCGGGATACTACACGGACGACCACAGGGCGGCGACCGGGTGGGTCGAGGCGAAAGTCGCGGACGATCGGAAGAACGCCGAGGCGTTGGGGCTGTCGTTCACAGTCACGACGAAAGAATTTGCAGGATAACCAACCACGCCGGGGGAGGGTGACCTCCCCCACCACCACACACAAGGAGGCACAGATATGAAGGGCATCGGCATCAAGACATTCAAGAAGGGCGCGGACGAGGCCGTGCGGAGACTGACGAGCGGCGAGCAAATGGTCACTGACTCCATCCGGGGCTTTCGCTTCTGGGCGGCGCTCGACTGGGACGACTCCATCGGCGAGCATTTCGACATCTACGCCATGGACGAGGAGTCCCACATGGCAAACATCATCACGGGCACGTATCTCGGGAACGTGTGGTATGAGGGCGAGGCGACGCACTACATCATGACCAACGGCGAGAAGATGACGGCATAAGGAGGCAACGAAATGATGGGAAAATGGGAGTTTGTAGAGTCTCTTTTTGACGCATACAGAGACACGCCGACCGCGATGACGGTTGAGGATGCGGAGAACGACCTGCGGACGTTCCGCGCCGAGGGGTGGGACGTTCCGAGCGATCTGACCGCCGAGGAATACGCCGACATCTGGAACGAACTTACGAAGGAGGCGCAGTGATGGCGAGCAAAGCGACCGAACGGCAGGCGCGGTACGACGCGACGCACACGCGCCAGATCAAGATGAAACTCAACACGAAGACGGACGCGCTCGTGATCGAGTGGCTCGACAGACAGCCGAGCATACAGGGAGCAATCAAGGCGTTGATACACCGAGCGATTGCCGAGGAGGCGCGGAGCGCGGAGGACAAGCGCATCGCGGCGACGCTTCGGCGGATTTTGGACACGGACACGAACGTGGACACGACCGCGTGAGAATGAAGGTTTTAGGCCGTTCGTATGATGTTCGAGTCCCCAGTGGCTCATGATTCAAAAACCTCGGTTTTACGCGGTAAACCCGCATAGAACCGAGGTTTTTTGCATGTTATGGCGAAAGATGGCGGCGTTTGACGCCGTCTTTTTTCGTTCCCCGTGTCCATTTTTACGGCAAAAGTGGACACGGATATGGACACGCTCAGAGCACGCTAAAGAAGACCCTCGATGCGCTCGTTGACCTCCTCGTTGATGCGGCGGGTGTGGTCGTCGAGTGCCTCCCGGTACACGCGGCGCATGACGTCGGTGCTCCATCCGCCTCTGGCCATGATGTACGCGTCTGGGACGCCCCACGCGTGGAGGATGGACGCGCCGAAGTGGCGGAGGGAGTGGAAATGCACATCGGGGAGGCCGCAGTGTCTGGCGGCGGTCTTGAACCTCTGCGACACGACACCGGGCGCAAGCGGCACGACCCTCTCTTTCGGTGCGACCAGTGGCAACTCGGCCATGATGGAGCGCGGGAGCGTGACCGTCCGATACCCTGCCGCCGTTTTGGGCTGTTTGAGGTACTGGGCGTTCCCGTCGTCCGTGACCAGATTGTGGCGCACGGTGACCGTGCCTGCGACGTGGTCTATGTCCTCACCGAGGAGGCCACAAACCTCTCCCCGACGCATGGGCACGAACGCGCCCAGAAGCACCGCGACGTACAGGTCACGGTCGCGCCCTTTGATGTACTCGAGGATGGCGGCGACGTCATCTGCGGTCGGCGTGTGCGCGTCGGCCTTTTTCGCCTGCGGCAGGCGCACGGCGACGACAAACTCCGGGCGTAACGCCCTCACAGACGCCACCAGAAGCCCGTACGCGTTCCGTACGCGTTTCGGTGCATGATTCCTCGAGTACGCGCTCACCCACCTCTGGAGCGCTCCTGTGTCGAGGTCGTCGAGGTGCACCGCGCCGATTCCCTCGTACGCGTTGCGGGCGAGTGAGTTGTACCCGCCAAGGGTCGACGGGGACAGCACCGCCTCGCGGTCGTCAATGTATGATCTGATCGCCGAGGCGACCGTGTCGTCAGTGCGCTCGCGGCGCTTTCCGACGACGTACTGGTGCGCCATAAACTCGGCCTGCGCTTTGGTGTCTGCCGTGAACGAGTGGCGCGCGCCCTTTACGCAGGTGCGCACCCTCCACCGCCCGCTAGGCAGTTTTTTCGCCCTCACGTTCCGCCCTCCTCTCTACCGCCTGCACGTCGCAGGCATCAAAATCATTCTCCGCGATGTGGCGCAGGGCGTGGGCATACGCCCTCCGTGCCTCGTCCTCGCTGATGCGGTCGTTGATGATGACGGTGCACGTCCCGTCCTCGTTCGGCGTGACGGCCTCGTGCACCTCGAGCGGCAGTCGCATGTATGCCACGAGCGCGCCGCGCTCCTCGTCAAACCATGTCGTCAATCTTCTCCCCTCTCCCTCTTCTTTAACGCGACCAGAATGTCGTACACGGCCTGCAACGTTTCGGGCTTTGCATCCCGTGCCGCCGAAAACAGGAGGCGCAGGTCGTGGTCGTCTTTCATGCGTTGAGCCAGTTCTGCCGTGACCGGGTCTTCGTAGTATTTTTCCTCGGCATCCCCTGTCACGAAGTATTCAACGGGTACGTCAAAATACGCCGCAAGTGTCGAAAGGTTCGCGGCAGATAGCGACTTTGTGCGTCCGCTTTTCCACGACGACAGCGTCGTCTTTGCGATGCCTGTGTCACGCGATACGCGGGACATGTTCGTGCCTCTCTCCTGCATCAACTTCTCTAGTTGTGCGTACATGCGTACACCTCCCGGAAAAAATATGCGGACTTCCGCACTTTTTGCTTGACAGGTACGCAACTGAGCACTATACTTTGACAGGAAGTGCGGAATTGCGTACGTTGTACGGGGTTCGTAAGTGTGTCTGGTAAACATCACTATAACGCAAAATCGTACTACTCGCAACCGCTACATCTTGATGAAAGGAGGGACAGATGACCACAAGGGAAAAGTACGAAAGACTCCGCGACGACCAAGGGTTGACCGACTACGAGGTCTTTAAGCGGGCAGGGGTTGAAAAGTCGACCTTTTACACATGGCGGAAACGCTCCGAAGACAATCCGTTTCTGACGATGAGCGTGCCGAACATGCTAAAGGTCGCGTCGGCACTGGGTGTAACGCTCGATCAGATCGTCGGCGACGTCAACTGACGGAGGGCAAAACATGAGGGAAAACTTGAGGGTGGCAACGCTCCACCTCGACGCGGCACTGGCGGCGCTTGAACGACTGGCCGCCGAACTCGACGAGTGGGAAGCGTGTGCACACCCGGCAGAACACGAGGCCGTTTCTACGGCCTGCGACGTGGTCGGCGAGGCAACAGACGGACTCGAGGCGGTGCGGGACGGCATCGGCGACATCGAGGGATTTATCGAGGAGGTGGAGGAATGACGTTACTCGAGGCGTATCTGATTATGGCGCTCGTGGTAGTGACTGCGGCGGCGGTGCTGTTGTACTCCGGGTCTCGGCACTGGTACGCGCTCATGGTCAGAGAACAGGAGGCACACCTGCGGACGCGCAGACAGTTGTACGAGGTGCGGCAGGACGCGTACTGGTGGCACTACGCCGCCATGGAGTACCAGAAGGAGGTGGAAAAAGGTGCTAGTAGAGACAAGGCGTGCTGATGCCATCTTTCGAGGCATGGTCGCCCGTCTGATCGCAGAGGACGACACGACGCGGATGACGTTTGCACAAAACTCGGGGTTTTCCGAGCCGCACCTGCGGCGGATGCTCGACGACCCGGGGATGGCACGGCTCGAAGACCTGCGCGGCATGGCCGCCGCGTATGACGTGACTGACGAGGAACTGGTCGCAATCGTGAGGGGGTGCAGGCCGTGAGACTGACGGACGACATGCTCGCGGGCGTCGACAACGTGACCGTGTTCGACGGACTCATCAAGGCGCGGGCGGTACTGCTCCACCACAAAAAGGTGTCCGTCTCGATCAGTGGCGGCTCAGACTCCGACATCGTCCTCGACATCATCGAGAAGTGCCGAAACGACGAGAACGAGATCAACTATGTATGGTTCGACACTGGCCTCGAGTACATGGCAACGCGAAAGCACCTGCGATACCTCGAGGAGAGATACGGCATAACCATCGAGCGCATCAAGGCAGAAAAAAGCATCCCGACCTGTTGCCGCGAAATCGGTCAGCCGTTTCTGAGCAAGTACATTTCGCAACGCATCATGCAGTTGCAAAAAGGCGGGTTTCAGTGGGAAGACGGCGAGTACGAGGAACTCAGAGCAAAATACCCCGCGTGTCCATACTCGGCCATCAAATGGTGGTGCAACCAGTACACAAAGGAACTCGGATGGCATCGCGTTTCTCGCCTCGACATTGACTGGCGGCCACATCTAAAAAAGTTCCTCATGGCGTACCCGCCGCAGTTCAGAATCTCGAATAAGTGTTGCACCTACGCAAAGAAAAATCCCGCGATACACCACGAGAGGAAAACAAACGCGGACTTGATTGTTATGGGCATACGCCGCGCAGAGGGGGGGGTGCGGCAGTTCATGTACAAAGGGTGCTACACCCACGACACGACCCAGACGCCGACATACCGCCCCGTGTTCTGGTACTCGGACGACGACAAAAGGTACTACGATGAGCATTTCGGCATCGTCCATTCTGACTGTTACACGAAATACGGCCTAAAGCGCACAGGGTGCGTCGGTTGCCCGTATAGCAAAGCGATAGGCGACGAACTACACACGATTGAGGTCTATGAGCCGAAACTGGCAAAGGCTTGCAAAGTCGTATTCAAAGACGCGTACGAGTACACGCGCATGTTCCGAGACTTTGCCGGGGTCATGCACGACAATCTGCGCCAGAACGACGGCCAGATGACCATTTACGACTACAAGGAGGGGAATCAATGAGCACGAGAACAGAGACACAGGAAAAGGCGGTTTTGCGCTACCTGTTACAACACGGGAGCATCACCGCCGTGGAGGCGTACAACCTGTGCGGGACGATGAGGCTTGCGTCGCGGGTGTTCAACCTCAAGGAGGAGGGATACGACATCTATACGGAGCGCGTCCCCATCCTCGACGACAACGGCAAAGAGGTCGGGCACTACGGGCGTTACCACCTGCGCGGCGTCCCGATGGTAAACGAAAACGGGTGATGGACGGAGGCAACCGACCCATCACCCAAAGGACAACACACACGGGGAGTATACCCCAAAGGAGACGGAAATGTCAAAGAGCAACAACATGACACTCTGGGAAATCGACCAGACGCTCGCGTACCTGCTCGACAACCTCTACGACGAGGACGGCGTCATCGACGAGGACATCCAGAAGCAGATCGACGCGCTCGAACTGACGCAGGAGCAGAAACGCGAAAACGTGGCGCTCTACATCAAGAACCACCGGGCACTGGCGGCGGCCATGCGGGCGGAGGAGCAGAACCTCGCCGCCCGTCGGCGGTCGGTCGAGAAACACGCCGAACGGCTCGAGCAGAGGCTCGCGGCATCGCTTAATGGCGAGCGGTTGGAGACCGCCCGCGTGTCGGTCAGATGGCGGCGCTCCGAGACCGTCGAAGTCGATGAGTGCGCCGAACTGGCATGGGACGATGACACCTGTTCCCGGTACATCGTGTACACGCACCACATCGACAAGCAGGCGCTCAAGCAGGCGCTCAAGCAGGGCGAGGAAATCCCCGGGGCGCGGCTCGTGGAGCATAACAACATGCAAATCGCGGGGGTGGCCAGATGAGCGTGACCTATGATCAGATCAGAACGGCAAACGACACCATCCGCACGACAGACGTGCGCGGCAAGGCGTACGCGGAAGTGCCCCAGAGGGTGCGGGCGTTTCGTACCATCTGGCCGACCGGGTACATCATCACGGAAATGATGAGCAACGACGGCGAGGCGGGCAAGCGCACCTGCGTTTTCCGCGCGGAGGCCGGGTACTACGACGAGGACGGCAGGCGCGTCTGTCTGGCGACCGGGACGGCCTACGAGAACGAGGGCGCGAGCAACATCAACCGCACGTCGTACATCGAGAACTGCGAGACATCCGCCGTCGGTCGCTGTCTCGGCATGATCGGACTCGGCGTGGATGTGGCCATTGCGAGCGCCGAGGAAGTGCGGGCGGCCATCGCCGCACAGGATGCCACGCAGAGCGCACAGGACGCGCGGAGAGCGCCGAAAGCATCAACGGCGAACAGAGTTACCGCCGCGCAGGCAAAATCGCTTGAGAGGCTTCTGACGCAAAACGGGCTTGAACTCGAGGCGACGCTCAAGCACTACGGCGTGAAGTACACCACCGACATGACGACAGAACAATACGCAGACGCCATCGCCATCGTGGAGCGGTGGGCGGAGAAACACAGGAAACAGGAGGGGACAACATGAACATGGCAATCATCATGGGGAATCTGACGAGAGACCCCGAGATCAGAAGCACACAGGACGGCAAGCCAATCGCCAAGTACACCGTGGCCATCAACTACGGCCAGAACACCGAGGCAGACTTTATCCCGTGCGTGGCGTTTGACCGGGCGGCGGAGTTTGCCGAGAAGTACCTGCGCAAGGGGATGCGGGTGCTCGTCTCCGGGCGCATCAAGACCGGGTCGTACACCAACCGGGAAGGCCAGAACGTGCGCACGACCGAAATCTATGTGTCGTCGCAGGAGTTCGCCCAGAACAAGGGGGACACGGCCACGCCTGCGCCCGCTCCGAAGACTGGAGACGGTTTCCTCCCGGCTGACGACGTGAACGACGCCGGGTTGCCGTGGAGCACGAAGTAAGGAGGCAGGCATGGACGAACTCATCGAGAAAATGTTGCAGGAACTGGGCAAACTCGACACCGACGACCGCGTCGAGGCCATCAACGGCATCAAGCAGGCACTGCGCAAGGTGACGCCGTTCCCGGATGAACCCGTGGACTGCGTGACATGGGTCAAGGAGGAACTGGTCATCGCCAACGACTACAACCCGAACACGGTAGCGCCGCCCGAAATGCAGTTGCTCCACACCTCCATCCAAGAGGACGGGTACACGCAACCGATCGTCGTGTATCAGCACGACGGCATTTACGAGGTTGTCGACGGTTTCCACCGTAACCGGGTCGGCAAGGAGTACAAGGACATCCACGACAGGATACACGGATACCTCCCGGTGACCATCATCAACGACGACCGCCACGACAAGGCCGACCGCATCGCCTCGACGATCAGACACAACAGGGCGCGAGGCAAGCACCGCGTCGAGGCCATGTCCGACATCGTCATCGAACTCAAACGCCGCAACTGGAGCGACAACAAGATTGCAAAGGAACTCGGCATGGATGCCGACGAGGTGTTGCGGCTGACCCAGATCACGGGACTCGCGGAAATGTTCGCGGACAAGGACTTTTCCGAGGCGTGGGAGGTCGACGTGTTGGACGAGTCCGACTTTGTCGACGAGACCTTTGAAAGCGAGGAATGATGAAACAGAGGTTTTATCACTATACCGAGTGGGAGGATTTCCAGAGCGGGATGTACAACGAGGACAAGGCAGGGCGCGAGGAGCGCGTGCGTCTGGCGGTGCAACTGCTCTCCTCCCTCGGCCTCTGCCGTGAGCAGATGACACGCGTGACCGTGGAGTGGCCGAAAGCGTCCGAGCAGAATCTGACGAACCCGTCCATAAACCATCAAGCGTTTTTGGGACAAGCGGCCTGCGCGATCTGGCGGGGCGTACACGAGGACGAAACACGCGAGGCGTGGGGGCGTCTGACAGAATTTCAGAGATACGCGGCAAACAAGGTCGCCGACGCCGTTTTTGAAGAGTGGCGCGAGCGCTATGAGCGGGCGACCGAGCCGTACTGGCAGTTGTCGATTTTCGACGAGGAGGAAACGTGAAAAAAGGACTAGGGGTCGACGTGTTTACGGCGGCGCAGGCACGCATCGCGTACACGTTCGACCATTTCGAGAAAATCATCGTGAGTTTCAGCGCGGGCAAGGACTCCACCTGCATGTTGCACATGGTCTGCGACGAGGCCAGACGGCGCGGGCGCAAGGTCGCCGTCATGCTGATCGACCTCGAGGGGCAGTACCAGAAGACCATCACCCACGCGGAGAAGTGCCGCGAAATGTACAAGGACTGCACGGAGTGGTTTTGGATTTGCCTGCCGCTCCACCTGCGCAACGCGGTGTCGGTCTATGAGCCGTTCTGGAAGTGTTGGGACGAGGAACAACGCGACATGTGGATACGCCCTCTCCCGAAGGACTGCATCCACGACGTGGACTACTTCCCGTTCTTCAAGGAGGGCATGGAGTTCGAGGAGTTCGACGTGCTCTTTGCCCAGTGGTACGCGGCGGGAGCGTCCTGCGCGGTGCATATCGGCATCCGGGCGGACGAAAGCCTCAACCGATACCGCACGATCGCCAACAGGGACAA